AAGATCACTACATCAGGTACAGTTGCTTTAACTGCAGAAGGTGGCGCACCATCAGAGACTGGCATCGTATCTTCATACGTTAATTTAACTGTTAAGAAATATGCAGGACTACAACGCTACAGCTTAGAAATCTTAGAGCGCAGCTCACCAGAGTTCTTTGCAGCCATGCTTGATAACATGACACGTGCGTATAACAAAGCAACAGATGCAGCAGTTATTCAAGCATTAACAGACGGCGGCGTACAAGCTAACGAAGTAGCAGCAACATCCGCAGGAATTATTTCCTACGTATCAACACAAGCACCAGCTGCATACCTCGCAACAGGTGAGTTAGCAACTAAGTACATCGCTGGTACATCACAGTGGTCACTACTATTAGGCGCAACTGATTCAACAGGTCGCCCAATTTACAATGCTGCTAATCCAATGAACAACGCAGGAGTTTCTGCACCAACATCACTACGTGGTAACGTATTAGGTCTTGACCTTTACGTAGATCCAAACGCAGTATCAACTACTATTGATGAGTCAGCATTCATTGTTGTACCTTCAGCAGTATCAATTTACGAATCACCAATCCTTCGACTATCTGTAAATCAGCCAGCAACGGGCGAGATTGAGACAGCACTATATGGCTACATGGCCGCTGGTGTATTAGTCGCTGGTGGAGTTCGTCGTTTCAACCTAAGCTAATAACTTAGTAATTTAATAATCCCTAGGGTTTAGTAGCCCTAGCCCTAGGGAGCTTTTCTAGAGAGGATCACATGGCCGCTGTAATGGTTACCCAAGAAGAATTACGTTCAAATCTGGGTATTGGCACTTTGTATTCTGATTCAATTGTAGAAGAGTGTTGCCAATCGGCAGAAGATTTAATTTCTAGTTATCTTTGGCATAACGATGCCCCAGTAGTAGGCACATCAATTAGTAACAACGTAGCGACAGTAGTGTTAGCCAACCCAGGCATATTTGTAACTGGTCAATCTGTAACGATTAGTAATTCTGGCGCAACATATAACGGCACATACACATTAACCGGATCATTCCCCGGTACTACAGTGCCCGCCTCAATAGGCGTAGGATTCTGGAGCACATACGCATTTAGTTCATACCCTAATGGTTACAGCATTATTCAATACGCAAAAGTAGCTGCAAATGATCCATTTCATTTTGTTAAACCATACGGCCGAGCCCTTGGCCCAGAGCATAAAGCACAGGCTTACACTGAGACCCCTGCAATCAGAGAAGCTGCGATGATCGTGGCTGTTGATATATGGCAAAGCCGTCAGGTTAGCCAGACTGGTGGGGTAGGTATGGATGGGATCACTGCCAGCCCTTATCGGATGGGGTATCAGCTGATTAACAGAGTGCGTGGTCTCATCCAGCCGTATTCAAGTCCTAACACACTGGTCGGCTAATGCCAGCCGCAATAACCACCCTTAGAAGCACACTAGCGCAAGACCTAGTTAACCCTGGCGTGTGGTCAACCTTTGCTTACCCAAGTCCTACGCTTCTTGCAAACAGTGTATCAATTTTACCTGGTGATCCATATTTAGTGCCATCTAATAATGACGTAACATCTATTGCACCTTTAGCCAACTTTAACATTTTAATAGCAGCACCAGCTTTAGATAACCAAGGCAACCTTGGCGGTATCGAGAGTTTTATTGTAGCTGTAGTAACTAAGTTAAACGCATCATCTTTGGTGCTAAACATATCAAGTGTCTCCGCTCCAGCTATCGCTAGTGTGGCAAGTGGAGATTTATTAACGGCACAGATCACAGTATCAATTCTAACGAGCTGGAGTTAAAATGAGCACAGACGCAGAAAACTTAGCCTTCTTAAAAAAGATAGGCCAGATTCAAGAAACACCTGCACCAAAACCTGCAACTACTAAAGAAAAAGACGAGGAGTAATCATGGCCATATTCTTAAACAATGGCGTTTCAGTTACATTAAACAGCGTTGATCTATCAGCGTATGTAACAGCTGTAACTATTAACCAGTCATTTGATGAGCTAGAAGTAACCGCTATGGGCGATACTGCACATAAGTTTGCTAAAGGCTTAGAGGCAAGCACTATCACTTTAGACTTCCTAAATGATAACGCTGCTTCAACAGTTATCCCTACATTACGTGCTGCTTATGGCACTACTGTAACATGCGTAATTAAGCAGACATCTGCTGCCGTATCTGCAACTAATCCTTCATACACTGCATCTGTATTGATTAATAACCTAAACAATGTAAATGGAGCAGTAGGCGATATCTCATCACAAAGCATTACATTTACCTGCAATAGCACAGTAGCTGTAGCAGTAGCATAAGGAGAAATAATGGCAAAGCTAAAGATAACAAGGGCTAACGGAGAAGTATCTGAACATAGAATTACTCCGGGTGTCGAGTACGCTTTCGAGTTAAAGTACGGCGCAGGAATTAGCAAAGTCCTACGCGATCACGAACGGCAGACTGAGATTTACTTCTTAGCGCATGAGTGTTTGCGTAGGGCCAATGTAGTAGTACCTGTATTCGGACTCGAGTTTATAGACAGCTTAGAAACTGTCGAGGTATTAGACGAAGAAAAAAAATAACACAGCGGGATTCGATCACCTACGCTATCGCAAGTCTTAGCGTTGAGACTGGAATACCGCCGCAGTTTTTTATTGATATGGATCAAGAGATGCTTAGGGCGATAGTCCAGGTCTTACAAGATAGAGCTAAGGAGATTAAAAATGCCAGTAAACGTAACAGGCGTTAAACAACTCCAGGCCGCTATGAAGATATTAGATCCTAATCTTAATAAAGAGATGAACACTGAAATTAGAGATGCCATGATACCTATTAGGGATCGGGCTAGAAGTTACATGCCAGCCAATGAAGAAGTGCTATCAGGTTGGCGCAAGATCAATGTTACAGCTGAACAGAAATACCGAGCATTTCCATTTTACGATCAAAACGTAGCGCGTAACGGAATAGTTTATTCTGCAGGACAAAGCAAACGCAACGCAGCAGGATTCTCATTTACTAATTATGTAGCCAATAAATCTGCATCAGGTGCAATCTTTGAAACCGCTGGCCGTAAACAAAGAGGCATGCAAGGTAAGTCATTAAACCCTAATGCTGGTATCCAATTTAACCAGGCTGCTGAGACTTTAAGTTCTATGAAGGGTACTGGCCCTAATCGTGGTAGAGCAATCTATCGTGCTTGGAATGAAGATCAAGGCAAGGTTTATGCAGCTGTAGTTACAGCCATACAGACTGTAGCCACTAAGTTTAATAATGGACAGTTAAAGAAGGTTGCATAATGGCCAAACCCCCAGCCTTAGTAGTCTCCGCCTTAGCTACTTGGAATGGTAAAGCCCTTGCCAAAGGCAGTAAACAAATATCCGAGTTTGATAAGTCAGCACAAAAATTAGGCAAGACCTTTGCTAAGTATCTAGGTGCTACTGCCCTAGTCGCATTTGGTAAAAGTTCAGTTAATGCATTTATAGAATCTGAGAAGGCTGCCGCCAAGTTACGCACCACAGTAGATAACCTAGGCTTATCATTTGAGCAAAGAGCAATAGATGATTATCTAAAGAGATTATCTTTGCAATACGGAATTATTGATGAAAATCTTATTCCAGGCTTTCAACGCCTTCTTATTGTTACTAAAGATGTTGCTAAAGCCCAGAGCATATTCCAGACCGCCCTTGATGTATCAGCCGGTACTGGCAAGGATCTTACAAGCGTATCTACTAGCCTATCTAAAGCCTACCTAGGCGATAACGTAGCACTAGGCAGGTTAGGCGTAGGTCTAAGCAAGGCGCAGTTAAAATCATCATCATTCTTAGATGTACAGAAAACCCTTAATAATAATTTCTCAGGTCAAGCATCAGCAGCAGTAGCAGGTTATGCAGGCGATATGGCCAAACTAACTGTAGCTGTGGATGAGTCTAAAGAGGCTATAGGTAAAGGCTTATTAGATGCGTTAAGGACCTTATCTGGTGATACTTCTATAGATACTTTTACTGCCAAAATGGTTACTGCTGCGGATACCCTTGCAAGGTATATTAACAATATTGCAGGCTTTGCTAAAGTGACTGCAAACATATTTAATATTAAAGATCCTAATTTTTTTAGAAGACAACCTGCAACAGTAGCGCCTGGTGCATCTACTACTCGCGTTAAAGATTATCAATTAACTGTTAAAACTACTGCAGCGCGTAAAGCCGAGTTAGCCATTCTTACATCATCAAACAAGGCACGTAGCGAAATAGACAAGTTGAAGGACAAATTTGATTTAGAGCGTATTGGTCTAACAGCTGCCCTTAACGCTGCTACCGATGAAGAGACTAAATTACGTATTAGGGCTCAGTTAGCTATCCTAGATAACAATGAGGCTTTGGCTAAAAAGATACTAGCCGAGATGAACGGCGTTAAAGCTGTTGATGAATTATCAAGTTCTATGAATACTGCTGCCGCAATGATTTTAACTGCAGGTCAAAAAGTGTTATTAGGTTTAGGCGTTGATCCATCTCAAATGGCAGGTAGTAGCATCACTGGCACAGGTGGATTTCCTAACATTAGCAATCTAGCAAACACTTCATTAAATAATCCTAGCTTTGGCACAAGCGCAGAGGCTATGGGATTAGGTCTAGCATTAGGTTTCACACCAGGTGGCGGATCAAGAGCACAACAAGAAATTGTTATTACTGTTGATACTGCATCTGGTGGCGACAGATTAAGCCAGGCTATTGCTGAATCGATACAAATTGCCACAAAGAATGGATTTAGCACAGTACCTGCCGGGCAGGGCTTCTAATGCCAGTACCTGTATTAAATGCAATTATTAACTTCTCAACTGGGCCTAGTTTTGCTCAAACCCTTATATTAGATTCTGGTAATTTAGATGTTAACGTACTAGGAGATGCTACAGCTGTAATTGTAGATGTATCTGATCTAGTTAATCTCGTGCAAACTAACAGAGGCCGTACTGCCCTGTCCGATCAATTTCAAACTGGCACGCTAACCTTACGCATAGTAGATCAGAATGGCGACTTTAACCCACAGAATCCAGGTAGCCCTTACTATGAGCTATTAACTCCTATGAAGAAGGTGCAGATAACTGCAACCTACTCATCAGTAACATACCCAATTTTTTCAGGCTTTATTACATCCTATGTAAACACTCAGCCTAAAGATGCCACAGAGGTTGCTTACACAACCATACAAGCTGTAGATGCTTACAGGCTGGCACAGAATGCACAGATCTCAACAGTTACTGGTGCTACTGCTGGTGATCTATCAGGCACAAGAATTAACCAGATATTAGATCAAATCTCATGGCCATCATCAATGCGTGATATAGATGCCGGATTAACTTCTTTACAGGCAGATCCAGGCACTACTAGGACTTCTTTAGCTGCATTACAAACTGTGGCAGATAGTGAGTATGGTGCTGTTTACGTTGACGCCAGTGGCAGTTTTGTTTTCCAAGATAGATCTGTAACTGTCTCATCTATAGGTGGCACACCAACGCTCTTTGCAGATGATGGCACAGGCATTAAATATGCTAATGCCGTATGGAAGTTAGACGATACCTTAGTTTTCAATTCAGCCACTATTACTAGGACAGGCGGCACAGCACAGGTTGCTACTAATGCAGCTTCTATTACAAAGTATTTTATTCATTCTTACTTTTTAGATAACCTGTTAATGCAAACCGATGCTGTGGCCTTGGACTATGCCCAGGCTTATGTGGCTTCTAGAGCTGAGACCAGCATTCGATGCGATGCGGTTACGTTAGACCTGTACACCCCAGACTATAACACCGGCATAATTGCAGCCCTAAACCTAGATTTCTTTGATCCAATTACAGTTATTACTACTCAGCCAGGTGGATCTACCCTGGACAAAACCCTACAGATTTTCGGCGTGGGCATGAACATCACCCCGAATAGTTGGAAAACAGTGTTTACAACGCTTGAACCGATCATAGATGGGTTTATACTAGACAACATAGATTATGGTGTTTTAGATGAAGATGTATTCAGTTACTAAGGAGAACTAATGGCAAAGCAATCGTTCGTTACGGGGCAGGTATTGACAGCTGCTCAAATGACTTCATTACAACAGACGGCCATGTTAGGTGGGGCTGCATCAGCTAAGACTGCAAGTTATACATTAGTTGCTGCCGATGCTGGTACTGCTATTTCAATGAGCAACGCGAGTGCTACAACAATTACAGTTAATACTGCATTGTTTGCTGCTGGCGATACAGTACAAATAACTAATTTAGGTGCAGGAGTTTGCACAATTACTGCTGGCACAGCCACAGTTAATACATCTGCATCATTAGCCCTAGCACAATATGAGAGTGGCACTTTAGTTTTTACTAGCACATCTGCTGCTATTTTTATTAAAGGTGCTGGGGCTGCTGCTGCTGGTGGTGCAAACTGGTCTTTACTTAATTCAGGTGGAACAGCATTAAGTGGTACACAAATATCAATTACTGGTATTTCAGGTAAAGATAAAATATTAATGATAGTAACAGGGGCTTCTACAAGTAGCGCAGGTGATGGTTTTAATATTAGAATCAATACAGATACTGGTTCTAATTATATTTATTCAGGAAATTACGCATCTGTTGGCTCGGCTTTTTCGACAAACATTTTTGATAGTTATTTTAGCACTGGCACTACTTCTAGTTATTTTGGTGCTATGACCAATAATGCTGCAAGCATTGTTAGCGGGTCTGTTTTAATTACTGGCGGTAATGCAACAGGTTTTAAAAGCATTCTTACAATGTCTGGTGCTAGCGCTGCTGGTGGTAATAGTGGTGCAAATATCTTTACGCAAGGAATTTACACAGGAACTTCCACTATTTCAAGCGTTCAATTTAGAAGTGATGGTGCTAGTTTTGATGCAGGAACACTATTTGTCTATGCAAGCGCATAAGGAGCAATAATGAAAATAATAGAAAAAGAATATAATGTGCAAACAGGCGAGGAAACAATTACAGAGCGTGATGAAACTGCTGCTGAAACAAAGGCGCGTTTAGATAACGCAAAGAAAATTGCAGCAGAAGAAGCGGCAGCACAAGCAAAAGCGACAGCACGCCAAGCCATTGCAGATCGACTTGGCTTAACAGCTGATGAGCTAAAAGTATTGCTTGGCTAATGAAACCTTGGTTATGTGCAGCAGGTGTAGAGCTTAGGGATGCCGTTACTACCTGGTATCCAGATAGGCGCACTACCAGTGACGGGTGGCTTGGTGATGCTCGTCATGCTGCCAGAAAATCGGATCATAATCCAGACCAGACCGGATGCGTGCGAGCCATTGATATTGATTCTCGCTTGGATTCATCCGAAGGGCTCTCGGTATATCTGGCTGACCAGATCAGAATCTGTGCGAAAACCGATAAGCGCATATCTTACGTAATCCATAATGGCATGATTGCTAGCAGGATACTTAACTTTAAGTGGCGTAAGTATTCAGGCTATAACAAACACACTAAACACATCCACGTTAGCTTTAATCCATCCGGTGATAAAGATGGTAAAGAGTTTGACATACCACTTCTAGGGGGACAAATTGGCTAGTACATATAACATACTAATAGATCAGGGCTCAACCTACACTTTGGCTTTGAGCTACAAAGACAGTGCTGGCACAGCTATAAACCTAACTGGTTATACAGCTGCTATGCAGTTAAGAAAGACAGTCAGTTCAGCAACTGCTAGCTTATCTCTGTCTTCTCCTTCTTCTGGCATTGTTATTACAGGTGCTACAGGATTGATAAACATAACTATTACTGCTACACAGACAACAGCCTTATTGCCAGATCTATATGTCTATGACTTAGAGATTACATCAGGTGCAGGCGTTGTTACACGTTTAATTGAAGGCTCTGCAATAGTTTCTGCTGAGGTAACTCGATGAGTGATAACACCTTAACAGTTACTGAGGTAGTTAATTCTGTAACAGTTACGCCTGTAAACAATACAGTTACTGTGTCAGAAGTAGGCACGCAAGGACCTGCAGGCACTAATGGTACAAACGGCACTAATGGAACTAACGGCACTAATGGTGCTACTGGAGCAACAGGGGCTACTGGTGCAACAGGGGCTACTGGTGCACAAGGCTCATCAGGTGTTGTAACAGTCAATGCCCCATTAACAAATGCAGGCACTTCATCAGCTGCGAATCTTTCAGTATCTACTGGCACAACATCTAATGTAGGAGTATTACAATTAACTGATTCAACATCTAGCACAAGCACAACAACTGCTGCTACTGCTAATGCGGTTAAAACTGCTTATGCTTTTGCAGCCAGTCAAGTAATGCCGTTTATTTCAGCTTATTACTACAGAGGCACTGCATTGACTACTACAGCAAATGGGAGTGCTTCACAAAACGTGACTTATTACACTCCATTTTTTGTACCTGCAACAACTACATTTGACAGAATTGCAATTAGAAGTGGTTCTGGATATGGGGGTACACCTTCTACAGCTTCAGTTAGAATGGGAATCTACAATTCTTCTTCTGGACAACCAAGCACTGTAGTTTTAGATGCTGGAACTGTGTCAGTTTCTGCAGCTTCAACTACTTATACAATTACAATAAATCAACAATTAACGCCGGGTCTTTATTGGTTAGCTGCCAATTCGCAAACTGTCGCTCAATTTAATACTTATCTTGCTGTTGCAAGCAACCAAGCAGCTGCATATATTGGTCAACCTTTTAGTACAGCATTTCTTACAATACAATATTTTAGTCAATCTTCAGTTACTGGAGCTTTTGCAACAGCCACTTCTTTGTCAGATGGAACTGCAAATGGTGCCATTTTGACATTTTTAAGGGCAGCATAATGAAAATGGTTACCTATGGTATAGGCGGCTATGACGAATCAAAGCCAAACAACAACATTGTCGAGGAGATCGACATTCCAGATGAGGAGCAAAATGAAGCTGACCGATAAGCATAAGGCAATACTAAAGTCCTACGCACGTGGGGTGTTAGTATCCTTCTTAACATTCTTAGCAAGTAATGAATTAGGTTTAGATCCTGCTGTGTCTGTGATCGTTGCAGCATTAGCAGGTCCAGCAGCTAGGGCTCTAGATAAATCCGATAGTGCTTATGGCATCGGTGCAGATGAAGCATGAGCCCGAACGAGTGGGTTGGTTTAGGCGTTGGCGTATGCGCCATACTAACAAGTTTATTAGTGGGTCTGCGCTGGGTTATTAAATCTTATCTATCTGAACTTAAGCCCAATTCTGGATCAAGCCTTCGTGACTCCATCGATAGATTAGAAAAGCGTGTCGATGATCTGTTTATTCTGATTAGTAAGTCATAATTTTAATATGGCTAACACACGTAAGCGAAAGAAGATTAATAGGCGCGTGGTGCGTAAATCACCCGATCCTTTATCTAAGCTAGAAGTGTTTTATATTGCCAAGCATGAGATGTTTAAGGCTGCACGCAAGGCTGGTTTTAGTGAGCCTATTGCACTGGCTTTAATGGATAGTCCATCGTCTATGCCCGATTGGGTAGTAGGCGACAACGGCATTATCCCTTCTATTCCTACTCCAGAAGAGGATGAAGATTAAGGGGAAACGGTATCTCGTAATCTCAGATTTACAGATTCCTTTCCATCACGAGGCAGCTGTAAAAAATGTAATTAAGTTAGCAAGGAAGGAGAAGTTTGATTCTGTATTGGTGGTCGGGGATGAAATTGATTTTAATACAATTAGCAAGTGGGCCGAGGGAACACCTATGGCTTATAAGCAGACCATTCACCAGGATCGTGAGCTTACTAAAGAGATCCTTTGGGATCTAAGTGAGTATTCTAAAGATTGCCACATCATCCGAAGCAACCATACTGATCGGCTTTACAACACCTTATTAAAAGTACCTGGCTTAATCAGCTTGCCAGAGTTGCAGTACCCAAAGTTTATGGGCTTTGCCGAGATGGGCATGACCTACCACAAAGAGGCTTATGAGTTTGAACCGGGCTGGATGCTGGCCCATGGCGATGAAGGCAACATGTCTCAGCACGCTGGTATTACTGCCCTTAACCTGGCTAAAAAGTGGGGTAAGTCAGTATTATGTGGCCACACCCACAGACTAGGCATGAGTGCCTATGCAGAGGGCGTAGGAAGCCATTACAGAGCCTTATATGGGGTAGAGGTAGGTAATCTAATGGATAGAAAGAAAGCGTCTTATTTGCGCTATGGAAGCGCGAATTGGCAGATGGGTATTGCTATACTAGAGGCCGTAGGAAAGACACTGACACCCACGTTAGTGCCGATCAATAAGGATGGCTCATTTACAGCTCTTGGGCGGTATTACGGGTAACATCGTTACCAAATCGTTATACAAACTACGCCCTAAATAATCCACAAAGTCATACACAAGTGCAACACTACAGCTGTGCCGCAAAGTATGCAGGCATAGTTAGGGCTACATGGATCTAAAAGAAGCTGGACTACTATGGATTGCAATTATGGTTGCAGTAATAGTATTAATTGGCGTGCATGAGAATGCAAAGCAACGCATGTATTGGATTGGCCGCAAAGATGGCTGGGACATGCACCGTAGAATGATTGATAATAAAAACAATGCCGACAACAACTGAGAAATTATTTGCTGATGTTGTCAGTACGATCCATGAGCGCGGAGCGGTCTACGGTCATCCTTACCACAACCATAAGCGGATCAGTGAACTCTGGTCGGCATATCTCGACCATCCGATTACGGCTAGTCAAGTCGCATTATGCATGGCACTCGTCAAGGTTTCTCGGCTTACA